GCGTGAAACAGGGTGATATCTACATGGTAGGCCCTACGTACGCAGCGGAGGACACGGAACATAAGAATCCTATATACCGGATGTACGTGTATAACGATTCAGGATGGGTAGATAACGGGGTTTTCCAAAGCATAGCCGCCGGGGTGGTGCAGACGATCGGGAATAGTGAGACGGAGGTCATGAGCCAAAAGGCTGTTTCATCCATCGTCGGCCTAGACACGTACCCTGTCTTCTCCGATACCAAGCCCTACGTAAAAGGCGAGATCGTTAATTACGGCGGTCTCTTGTACGAGTTCACGGCTGATCATGAGGCGGGGGCGTGGATTGGTACGGACGCGAGGGAGACTAGCTTGAGGGGGGAGGTGACTAATATTATAAATAATTGTTATCAAGAAGTATTTGTTACTTACTCTAATGCGCATATAACGGATGGAATTGATAAATCGACTATTAAATTATCCAAACATTGCAGAATAGCTTTGAGTCAAAATAGAATTTTATATATCGTGGGGGATAGTGATATAACTTACGAATTAAATGATTTTGAAGCTCTTTATATAGATTTATCTTTATATCCTAAGAATTTTAGAAATGACCAAGATAAACCTATACCTATACAAAAATCTAATTATACAGATAGATCTTTTATATTTACTCCAGATATATTAGTACTATTTTATCGTAATAAAACAAATGTCTCTGGAGGTTGTATATATAATTATATTCGTTTAAAAGAACAAAAAGAAAATTTCAACCAAAATAGTTTTTTAATAACTGAACATAAAATTGGTATTGTTAATCTTATTGATTCTTCTAATGTGGATATGTATGGAGTAGTGAGATTATTCGTTGGAAATAATAGAAGTTTTTATATTAATTCTGAAGGCTTAAAAAGAATTACCTTGAATGATTTTCAAATAGCTTATGTGGATATTTCTGATATACCAGCTAATTATTTGGGAAAGATGGATAATTTGCAAGAAATTAAAATTGACTTTTATGAACATTTAGATTCTTTAGAAAATAAAATAGTTTTAGCTTATAGAGATAATCATAAGGTTGTTAATGGCTTATTAGTAAATGCTCAATCTAAAGATTTTGTTTATAATTATATAATAACACAACAGTCTGCCAATATTATCAAAGAAACTTCAACTCAATCTTATGTTAAAACTTTTGGAACTATTAGAATATTTAATGATGAAAAAAATTTTATATTGCTGATGAAAATGGATTGGAAATTACGTTAAATGATTTTGAAGCTATTTTTGTTGATTTAAATAACGCTCCGTATAAAGGAACTACAGATAATTTAGTAACTATTCAAAAATCAAAATACAGTGATGGATCTTTCTATGAAAACGGTAAAATCATATTGTTATATCGAGATGGTATTTCTTTAAAAGGCGGACTATTGTATGATTTTTTGAAAAATTACAATGCAGAATCTCGTATTGGAGATCTAATAGAAGATATAAGTTTAAGTCTAACTGAAGGTTATTATATTAACATAAATGGGAATGTTTATAAATCAAGCACTTCTGATGTATCTTATTCTTTTCCTATAAAATTATTAAAAGGGGAAACGATTATAGTTAATGCAGGTGGAAGCAATGTTCATTCTATTATATCAATTACTGATGAAAATGGTACATTTTATAAATCTGTTGCTGCGGGGAATGGTGCTTTCGGAAAATTTACATATACAGCTATAGAAGATTGTTATATTGCTATAAGTTTTACAAATAGTGTAAGAAACACTTGTAGGAAATATTTATTTAAAAGTAGCAATGATAATACTTCTAATGTTAATGTTTATTTTAAAGAGAATGTAACAGGTGTTCCTATTGCTTATGAAGCCAAAGAAGGAGTTTTAGTATATCAAGGAGATACTAAAAGTTCAGATAATTATATAGTGAATGCTGTAATGTACCCTAATGGAGAAATTATTGCTACAAGAAGTGGGGGGAAAGTTGTTAAAATAGGATACGATGGTGAAACGGAACTTCTTAATATATCTGGTGCTACTGATTGGAGAGGAGTTTATATGGATTCAAAATTAAATGTATTCATATCTCCATACGATTCTTATAGTAACATATCTTCTTCTGAAAGAGGGGTTTATAAGCTAAAATATGGAGACTCGTCTTTTAAACAAGTTCTTAAATTGTACAATCCGAATTCTGATATACCTACAGAATCAGAAGATAATAGAGATACCGTATGGACTTTTTGTGAAGATGATAAAGGAAACTTATATGCAGGAGTATATTCATTAAGTCATGAAAATCCTTCGATATATAAGTCTACAGATGGTGGAGATACATGGAAACACATTATTAATTTTAATGACAGTGGATATACATCTAATGGTAGACATATACACTCTATTATATTCAATAAGTATAATCGCTCATTATACGTTATTGTTGGAGAAGTTAATACTATTTTTAAATCTGTTGATGGTGGAAATACTTGGATAGATTTGAATATAACATTAACAGTTAAAGGCTCAGCAATGTTAGCAACGCCATATGGAATTCTTGTTGGCAGTGATGGTCCTTTCCATTGTGATATAGATTTAATTTATTCTGATGATAAAACACATAGGAAAGTATCAAGGATATGGGCTAATACAGTATTTGCCATTAGACAATCTGATGTAACTGATAATATATACGCATTTACTAAGATAGATAGTTCAGTTAATGCTTTGAGTTATTTTCCTCCTATTGAAGCTATATCGGATAGCGAAGTTCTTCAAAATTGGAAAGATACTCAATCTGCTAATACGGTTAGAGATTGGCAAAATTATCATGATAGTGTTGTGAATTTTTATCCAGAAGACGCAATAAGACCACAACATTGCTCTATTCTTGTTAGTAAAGACATGGGATTAACATGGGAAATTCTTCATAAAGAATTCGTTACTTCTTCTCAAGCTGCTGGCCATTGGACAACAGGATATTTCCGTAATGGAGAATGTTTAACAGGCTTTCTTGATAAAACAAGAAAATTCATTAACCCTCTTATTATATCTGAGGGAAAGCATAAATTTACATCTGATGGCATTGATCTAGATGGAGATATACTAATAAAAACTAATACATCTAATCTTATTGATATTACTACTAAAAAAATCAATTATTAATATTTATGCGCAACCTCAAACTAATAACCTTCGTCTCAATCCCCCTGTCTCCGATCGCCGAGCTGTTTGAACGCTACGTGTTCGGAGACTGGGAATTTGTCAAGTTCCTTACGATACTGATTTGTCTGGATACCGTGTTGGGATTTCTGAAGCATTACTTGGCACATGATGTAGACAGCCGTGCGTTCGCCATGATAGTGAAGAAGTTGATCGCTGTGGATAGAGATTTCGCCGAGTGGGAGGCGGCGAGAGAGGATGAGAGCGTAGTGGTTTTATAACTAAATAAAAAAAAGGATCGGAAGAATGGATAGATACATCCCCTACCTGCTAGAAGCGGGCAACTGGTTAAAGACAATGGCGATAGCCGCCGTGGTGACAATGCTAGACTTCATGTCTCCAATCGAGAACTTCTTGGTCGTGATCCTATCATTGGCCTTCATAGACACGTTCTGGGGGCTGGCTGCGGATCACGGGGATTTCCGGAAGAGCAAGTTCATCCGTAGCTGGGTGTACATGCTAGTCTATTTCCTGATCATAATCATCTCGTTCTGGATAGGCGTGATGATGGATATATCGAAGGATAACGCCAAGGCTTTCGTGTCTTGGATTACGTGGGCGATGATATGGTTTTACGGGACCAATGTCTTAAAGAACATGGGCAAGGTATTCCCGGATAACAAGGTGATAGCCTTCTTGTATTGGGTTGCCGCCGTGAAATTTATCAGCAAGGTCAATTTCTTGGATGAGTATAACAAGACAAAGAATAAAAAAGGCTCCCCAGATCCAAAAGGATAGGGGAGCTGGTGTGAAATCATCGCTGACCATATTTCTCAATAGGGCAGGAGATAAGTAATAAAGTACACAAATGTAATAAAAAAATAACAATGGCAGAGAAAAAAATACCTAGAGGTTTGAGAAACAACAACCCGGGAAACATTAGGATCAACAGTGATCTCTTTCAAGGAGAGGTTCGACCAAGCAAGGACAAGTCGTTTAAGCAGTTCGAGACTATGGCCTATGGCTATCGGGCGATCTTCAAGATCCTGTCTAACTATTACCGGAACTATAAGCTGGACACGATCCGCAAGATGATAGGTCGCTGGGCGCCGGAAAACGAGAACGATACGGACGCTTACGTTAAGGCCGTATCAGATTATGCCGGTATCCCGGCTGATGATCCTATCAACATCAACGATCGTGAGCAGATGATCCGGATCGTGGGCGGGATGAGTCGGGTCGAGAACGGTAGGGAGGCCGAAATGTCGGACGTTATAGCTGGATGGAACTTGCTATGAGAATATGGTACGTCATATTGTTATGCCTTTTCTGTGCCTGTGGAACTTCCAAGAAATCCACGGATACGGAAAGGCATACCACTGCAAGTGTCAGTCTATCGGATAGTATCTTTAAAAAAGACAGCCTTTCGGCCATAGAGCGGATATTATCTAACGAGAGATTGAGCGCCCGGATCTTGGTCGTGGAGTGGTCTTCTCCAGACAGCGTGGGGAACCTGTATCCTGTCAAGACATCCGATATAACCATAGGAAAGGAGCGAGAGGAATCAGGCGAGAAGATCGTTTCGACCGGATCTGATATGACAGAGGTACGGACGAATAACAAGACGGTCGTCTCCGATGAGAGAGAAACGATAAACGTGGATAAGGGAACGAGGCTCATTCATCCTAGGGTATGGTGGTATCTGTTGGTAGGAGGGATGATTGCGGCCATGTTATGGTGGATCATTAATAAGAGAGGGTGATTTAATATTGATACATAGTGTTATCCAATGACTCCGTGAGGACGAGTTGGCGGGGAGATAAAGAAAGAATCTCCCCACGAATTAAAACGGATCGGAAGTTTGTTTTAATTATCGCTGCACGACGGGAGAGATTCTTTGTTTCTTCTGCCGTGCATTTTTTGTGCCCGGCTTTGATAGTAAAACAAACCACGAAATAAAAAGTTTATGAATAAGGTGGAAATTTTTTACAAAAAAGTGATAGAGGCGGTATGCAAGGAATGCGGGACCGATCCGATAATGATGTTTAGTAACAACAAAGAACGCAATGTTGACGCTAGGGGAGTGGCTATAACCATACTGGCCGATCGCAAGTTAAGCGACAATATCATATCCGATCTGACGGGGATGACGAGGCAAGCCGTGAACCGGATGCGTAATTTGTATCCGGACAGGATAAGGAGGAGTTACTATCTGAGAAGAACGGTGGAGAGCGTCAAAGAGGAGCTATCCGGTACGGTCTGAGGGTGCGTTATGTTGTAAGACATGTGATTTGTCTATGAAAAAATTTTCATATAACAAAATTTTGTGCGACCTTTGCGGCGTGAAAGGAAATAATTTAGCCTCGGCGGTGCAACAATCCGTATCGGGGCTTTGTTATACCTATATAAGTATCGATTTATTTAATAGATAACATGAGAATAAAGTAAAGATGGCACTGACTAGCATAGATTACGCACGGTTAATACAATACACCGCTCAAAGAAAGCATATGGTATTGTTAAATAAGACACAGATCAATAAGATCTTGTTTTATGTTTACGGTGCGTATTTGGCTGATACAGGTAAGGCGTTATTCTCGGATGATACACCTAAGGCTTGGACATATGGCCCTGTATTTCCTAAACCCAATAAAAAGGTGGACACGAGTGAGATTATAAAATCTTTCCCCCCAGAAAAGGTAGCCGAATATAAGGCGGATCCCAAGGCTTTAAATCTGATAGTGGAGGTTGTTAATAGCATGTATAATAAAAGTGCTATATCGCTTACTAGATGGTCTCATGTGGAAGGATCTCCTTGGTATGATACGATCTATGAGAAAGATGAAAAAGGGGACATAAAGAGTCAGAGACCTTGGAATACCAGAATAGAAAATGATCTTATAAAGAATTATTTCTCAAAATCGCAAAATAGGATATTTGGATGAGTAATAATGATGATTTATTTAGCTCCAATAGTCAAATTAGATGGTATCATTATGTGATACATATAGGTTATTACATTCCTTACTGGATCCGTTTTATATTCAGCAAGCCATTTAAGGAAACAAAAAAAGACCTTGATATATTGGAAACCGTCAATACATTATTGGATTCGGAAACCACGGATGAAAATATAAACAAATGCAAGGAGCTCACCCACTTGCATCGTGTGATAGAAAACACGAAAGCGAGAAGGAGGCTGGAAAAGTGGTCTTTAAGGGTTATAGCCTTATATTTATTTGTTGTATTGTCTATAGTTGTGTTATGCTATTCTAAAATTCCATTTGTTAGCGGGTTCGTTCAAATAAATATTCCTCCTAATATTATGATTACAATATTATCAACAACAACCGTAAATATTATAGGTCTTGGATTAATAGTATTAAGGGGTCATTTTTTGGCAAACGATAAATCCAACAATGTTAAGGATAATAATGAGTAGCTCCTTTCCATATCATTATAAAGCCTCCCTTAAAAGGTAAAAGCGTCGTCAACACAAATTGGCGGCGCTTTTTTTTGTCTCATCCCTTTCCGCAAAGAACTAGCAACAACCTCGCAACAAGCTAGCAAGGAGATATTTATTTAGCAGAGCACTTCTCTTGATTTTTGTCGTGTCCGGTAATGGTGCCGGATTAACGACAAAAATTAAAGATAATGGATAGAAATTATTTTATCGGCACTCCCGAGGGAGGTAATTCCGGTGGAAGTAAGTTTGACATCATGGCCTTTCTCCCGAGCTTGATGGGCGGTGGTGGAAAATCGTTGGATCCCAACTTGGTCGCCGCGTTAATGAACAACAAGGGCAACCAAGACGCTTGGGGCGGAGGCGGTTGTTGGTGGATTTGGATCATATTGCTGTTCTTCGTATGGGGCGGCTGGGGTGGCAACGGCTTCGGTAACAACAACGGGGCCAACGGATTGCCCGCTCAATTGAACAATGACGCTGGACGGGAACTATTAATGAACGCCATCCAAGGAAACGGAACGGCTATCAGCCAATTGTCATCTTCCTTGAATTGCTCAACCCAACAATTACAAAACGCTATCTGCCAGATCCAAGGACAGATCCAGAGCGTGGGTAACCAAGTAGGCATGAGTTCCCAACAAATCATTAACGCCGTCCAAAGTGGTAACAATCAATTATTGAGCCAGATCGCCGAGTGCTGCTGCACGGTTAACAACAACATCACTAAGATGGGCTACGAGAACCAATTGGCTAGCTGCAACCAGACAAACACGCTGGTGAATACGATGAACAACAACACGTTGACTCTCCGTGACTCAGGTCTGCAGAACACCCGTGATATCATCAACGAGGTTCGTGATTTCAAGAGCTTGTATCAACAAGACAAGATGGATCGCTTGACGGCGGAGAACCTAGCCTTGAAAGGACAGATCTCCCAAAGCAACCAGAACGCCTATTTCGCCGCTACTCTACAGGCGCAGACCGCCCCTCTAGGTAACGCCTTGGGTGATTTGAGCTCAAGATTGGCCAAGATCGAGTG